ATAGTATACATGTAAAAACAACTTAAATATTGTTTTCATATTATTATCATCATCATCATCATCATCATCATCATCATCATCATCATCATCATCATCATCATCATCATCATCAATATAATTATGCGCGCAACTCAATTCATTCGGGCAATTATCAATTTACAGTATCCTAAGTGTGTTGATTGTATACATTTTTTATTAGATAGGCCAATTATAACTGGTCTGAGCCGATGTTATAGATTTGGTACTTCTGATCTGGTGACCGGGAAAATTGAGTACGATTATGCCGACATTTGTCGCAGAGATTCGTTGAAGTGCGGTGTTTCGGGTACACAATTTAATAAGCGCATCGGAAATTGGATTTCTAGATATGGACTATAAATATTATTTGTTTTGTCGCGATAAATAATATTTATGTATATTAGGATAATAATAAAACATAATAAAACACAAACATAACCACAATGAAAAATAAAGATGTATGCGGTTCGGGATTATCATTTGAAGAATGTGAATTAGCAATATTGCGTCAAGCGGTCGACAATGCAGAAGAAATTAGTGGAAAATTGGCAGTTAATTCGCCCGATATTAAACAAATATTTTCCATTGTTGAAAACTTTATTAGAACAAAAAAATTAATTCCATATGGCGGTATTGCCATTAACGCAATCTTACCAAAAACCGCACAGTTTTATAATCGAGATATTGAATTACCCGATTTTGATTTTTATAGTCCAAATGCATTGAAAGATACAAAAGAATTGTGCGATATTTATGTTAAAGCGGGGTATATTGAAGTTGAAGGGAAACCGGGGGTTCATCATGGAACATATAAAGTATTTGTAAATTTTATCCCTATTGCCGATATTACATACCTTCATAAAGATATATTCAATGCGCTTAAGGACGACGCGATTAAAGTAGCGGGTATCTTATATGCCCCTGCCAATTTTTTAAGAATGGCAATGTATTTAGAATTATCGCGCCCGTATGGTGATATTAGTAGGTGGGAAAAGGTCGCAAAACGAATTGCATTATTAAATAAATATTATCCCTTACACGGCGAAAATTGTGATACTCGCGATTTTCAGCGTGAATTGATACGCACAAATAAAGAAGATGTTGCGATTGAGGATCTTATATTCGACACACTGAGAACTGTTTTTATTGATCAGGGATGTGTATTTTTTGGGGGGTATGCCATGTCACAATATTCGCGATATATGCTAAAAGAATCGCGCTCTAAATTTAAAAAAGCCGCGGATTTTGATGTGATTTCTGAAGATCCTGAACCGCTCGTTGATATATTAAAAGAAAGGTTAGCAGATATTGGTGTTAAAAAAATAAAAGTAATTAATAGACCTGCCATCGGGGAAATTATTGCATCACATTATCAAATAATTATCGGCGAAGAAGATACTGTTGCATTTGTATATGGTCCTACCGCATGTCATAGTTATAATACAATTAACGTACATGGCGAACAAGTAAAAATAGCAACTATCGACACAATGTTAAGTTTTTATTTGGCGTTTTTGTATTCAAATCGCGATTATTACGACGATTCACGTATTTTATGTATGGCACAGTATTTATTTCAGGTACAACAACATAACAGACTACATCAGATCGGATTGTTGAAACGATTTAGTATAAATTGTTATGGACACCAGAAAACATTGGAAGAATTACGTGCAGAAAAGTCTGAAAAATATAAAGAATTAAAAGGAAGTCGGCGTAGTCCCGAATACGAAGAATATTTTTTAAGGTACCGCCCAGCTGATAAAAAGGACGAAAAGGACGAAAAAAAACGAAAACAGGTAAAAACAAAACGCACAAAATCGAAACTAGGAAAACGAACTAGGCGACGAAATAATGGGTTTTTCTTCTAGAATCAAAATCGATTGAATTGTAACATTGTTTTAGACAATAAATAATAAATCAGTCCGAATAATGCACTTGTGAATGTATATCCTGACAAATTTACGTTCCCGTCTTTTGAAAATAGCGCGGGGATATATTTAAATAAATATCTTTTGAAAAAGGGAAGTTGAAATAAAAAATATAAGATTGAGATTAATAGCGGGGTTTGCATTTCATCGTATAAATAATCTAATTTATTTTCAGATGTCGCTTTTTTGTTATAATTATCTATAATATCATCATTGTCTTCATCTTCCTCAATATAGTCGCGATTACTGGTCGCGGGAATAAAATTCGGTTGAATTTGCTCGTCTTGTGTCAAACTTTCTGTATTTTGTGGAATATCACGAGATTGTAACTGTGTAAGTCCAGACGAACTTGCTTGTTGAAGACCACTTACTATTTGATTAATCGTCGTTTGATCTAGTGCCATTTGTGGTTGTTGCTGTTGCTGTTGTTGCTGCTGCTGCTGCTGTTGCTGTTGCCGTTGCTGCTGTTGGGGTTGGGGTTGGTCGGTTTCATTTATAGAAAAACTGACATTTCCTCCAACACTACCACCACCAGTAGGATTTGTTGGTAAATCATTAATACTTGTGCTATTCGATGCCGACATAATTATTATATTAAGTTGATTATAATAATTAGTCATTTACGCGTTACATTTTACATTTTAACATCTTGTTTTTTCGGATCGCATTTTGCGGAAACTGATTTATAAGAATAACATTTATCTTGATATTTATATATTTTACCATCTATTTCGTCATGAGGAGGTGCCATGAATATTAAACAGTTTTTTTCTTTACACACTGTTCTAAATAAAGATGCCAGACCAAATCCTAATATTATCGACATCATAATTTTTCCCGTTGGAGTATTTAAAAATTTCCCCAATTGCATTATCTATATGGTATATCAATATATATTTTTTGACCAATAAATTACAAAGACCAATAAATTACAAAAATATATTGATAATGCTATCATTTTTGTACCGGAATTGTAGTTATATACGAGGTATTTTCGGGGCATTTAGTTTCGGTTGATTCGTACACGAAACAATTATTCGCATTATCTTTATATTGTACTTTACCTACATTATCCGGGGTTGGATAGACGTATACCGTTTTAATATCCGGACCAAGAATATAAACTATAAATAATCCCAATGCTAAACTTATTATAAATATAGGAAGAGAGAGATATTTCATTTTTGTATTCTGTTGTTATAATATAATCCACTTATTTTTTATTTGGTATATTATGAGTTGTTATTAGTCCATTTTCATCGAAACTATTTCTGGAGAACCTAGATTTGTTTCCAAATTAGCTATAGTATATAATTTTTGTATTAAATATATTGTATTTATTTTATGTCTAATATCTTTTTCAATTTCAACATTAGAATATAAATACTTATTTTGTGTAATAATTTTAAGTTTTGGAGTTAGTTCATTTATATATAAATCAATAGCATCATTAACTAATTGCGTATTTTGTGTTTTATCGTATTCTTGTATTAATAACTTTAATCCATTAATATTTGAATACAATTCCGTTTGAGTTTTTTTCAATAATTCGCGATTTAATGGATTATCTGTAATGTTAGTATATTGTTCCAATAAATAAGCCGAATCATCGGTTATTTTCTTAACTTCGTCTTTAATTTTATCAAATTTCGTAACTATTTCTTCTGATGTGTTATATCCAAACAATAAATTGTTTTTGTCCACTATTACTTCTTTTTTCAAACCGTCAATGTCAACTTCATCTTGAATATAAAAATCATGGATATTGATTGTAATACCTCTATTAATATCAATATTTAATGAACATGGTTTTATTTTATCGCCACACATTGCAATTAAATGATGATCCAAGTCAATAACTTTATTTGAAAAAATAGTTCCTACCGGTCGTTTACAATTAATACATTTTGGTTTTAATTTTGCAAATTGGCGTCGTTTTTCTTTCCAACTTAATCCCGGTACATCAATTTTCTTTTTAAGATCGGTTATATTATCTTCATATTGACTTTTTAATCTATAGTATGTATTTATTGCTTCATTTATTTCGTCCATTATTCTTATCTATTATTATTTTATTATATTATATTTAGATTATATCTTATTATTATATGAAGTGTTTTTCCGCATGTGCGTCCAATGCAATTCAAAAAAACCAAATAATTGGTGCGGTATGATGTGCATTATGTATGCGTATCCCAATGAGGCAACCCGGTAATTAATTCTTGTTGTGCTCTTATTTTAGAATCTTGATAGTTTTTAACTTTTGATAAAATGTACTGTTTTTTTTGATTTTCTTTAACAATTTTTTCTGCCGGAGTTAGTTTTCCTTTATATTTATATAATAATACGAGCCCTACTAGTAACAGAAATGCACCGAGTAAAATAATATTTAATAGATAATTGTTGTATTTGGTTTTAAATTCATGACATTGCTTTAATGTTTCATTTAAGAAATATTTAACTCCTGGTTCTATTAGGAACGGTTTATCGAAATTCATAAAAGAGGCAGACAGATAGACAGACAGTAAAAATATAATAAATATATAACAAATAACAAAAAATATAAATATAATAATTACTTTTATATTTTTAAATTAAATTATACTCATAATTTATGAGTTCTTATCTATCAATATTAATATTTTTATTAACCACTGCTTTTTATTATATTGCCATTAAAAAACCATTAAAAGTCGGGGATTTAACTACCAACGGTTATGGCGCATTTGCTCAATCTAATTATATCCGCTTATTTATTTATTTCTTACTCGTAATTTTAACACAATTCGGATTTAATATTAGTGCAATGAGTAGTAAATGTGGTGGCAGCATTTCTCAGAATATGGGTGCCGCTGCATTATTGACGTTTATTCCATGGACATTTATTTTCGGGATGGTTATTCTTTGTTTAATTATGTTTCCCGGTTTTAAATCGGCGTTTTCAAATGTTATTGGATATTTTATTGTATCAACCCGCGCAAATAGTTTATTCGCGGATGAATTATTAAAAGCGCCCGAAGAAGTGGAAACTGCTATTGCTAATGCGGACGCGGATGCCGGAGAACAATCAAAATTGAAAATTGCGGCCGAAGCGATCATTAAAATATGTGGAAATCTATCCATTTTAATAAATAATATAACCCCTGCCAATTTTATGGAATATTGGATAAAATTAACGCCATTAATGAAGGATAATGTTTCTAATGACGGTGTATTAAAACAAAAATTATTGGATATTGTTGTTCAGCGAGATAATGTAGGGGAAGGGTTATGGTATATTTATACTGCAGTGTTATTAACTTCTATTGTTCAGTATAATATTGCAACTCGACCATGCACCCAAGATTTAGCGACAGTTCAAGCATCGTATCAAGGTTATTTAGAGCAAGATAAAGCAAATCAAGTTGCGGCTAATCAAGGTGCAACCGAATATACGGTTGGACACTAAATCATGGTTGATGTAGTTGTACGTCAAAAAATATTCTGGTGTGAATTATAATAAAGAATAAACAAATAACATAATATTCCTAAAACAATCGATAGTAACCAAATGGGAAAAATTGTTTTATTTTTGTAACCAATCCCGAATTCTCGAATACTTCCATCTTGATTATATAAAAATCGTGGTTTACCCAATTGAATTGTTCCAAAAATAACAATAAATAGTATAATTGATACCAATGTTGGATTTTTTGCAATAAACGGTTTATACATATAATATAATTATAACAAAATTATAATTATATTCTTTTTTTATTTTTGAATATTTTTTTTTGGTTACAATCAGTCATAATTTTCTTGATTTTCTTCTTCATATCCACCATAATCACCATCCATATAATCAGCATTCATATTTGACATATCATATTCATCTCTTTCGATTTCCTCCGCCCCACGCTGTTCTTCTAAAAAATCCGTTTCGAATTGCTCTAAATTGGAATCGGTTACTCCCGGATTACGTCTAACCGTTCTTTCCAACTCAATCATACTCTGCATTGCATCGCGTTCATCATCGTACGTATTTTTCATATATGTCGTCATCCCTTTTTGCAATCCTTTACTCCATACCCCTAATTTATTTATTTTAAGCATTGTATCTATATTTCGTTCTTCATCTGATAAATCGTGTAGACGTGTTGTAAATGTCGATTTTTCGCGTTCTTTAGATTTAAATACCGCATCCATAATTTTATCATAACTTAAATCAACTATATTTTTATGATCTTTCATAATATTTAAATAAACAACTAATAATTGCGCGATTTTAGTTTTCAATTCCTTTTTGTTACCTAAAAAAACGGCAGTTTCCAATCTTGGAATAAGTCGTTGTTCTTTATCTTCCGCATATTCAGACGTGTAAACTCCATCTACATCTGCTCCACTATCCGGATTGCGATCTATTTCGCGTACAATCATCGCATCTGTATCTGCCAATTTAATATATTCCATCAAGGACTGCAACAAATAATTTTCATATAATAACAAACTCGTTCTTTTATCAAAAATGGCATATGTTTTTGATTCTTTATACGAAATATCTGTCATAGTGGGGGTCCCAATCGCCAACATTAATAAATACTTACATGATGGGCTGATGGTCTGTAAAACAGTTGTTATAGATTTATCGTCGTAAAATACACGTAATCTTGCATAATAATCTTTAATTATTTTATTAATATCAGTTTCGTGTGTAGATGATAAATTCCAATATATCGGAACTGTCGTATGTTCATAATCCACCTTGCTCAAAATAATTTGAGGAAATACATTCTGATGTAAATTGAATTGCGTTATACGTTATATCATCCGAAATGCTTTTAATAGATTGTTTCTGTTCTTTCTGCCCTTTTTGTTCTTTCTGCCCTTTTTGTTCTTCTTTTTGTCTTTGTTTCCGTTCTTGTTCTCTTTTTCTTTCTTGTTTAGATACCATAATTTCCAATAATTCGTCGGCGTTTGTTACATCAAAATCATTCCACGACATAAAATAAATAATAAATTTTCCAATATCAGATAATCCTTGTTTTGATAAATTGGTATTTACTTTAATAAATTCATACACTTCTTTTTTCAATCTCGTATTTGATTTAACTAAATAATTTTTCATATTACGCATTTCTTCCGTATCTTCTTCCACTACAAAATCAAATGTATCAACCAACGCCTCTAAATGTTGTCTAAGTTCTAATGAAACCACCCTATTATGGTCGTTTTTATTTATTGTATCCAATATTCCTCGAAGTCGTTGTATCGGCGTGACAGGAATAGCTATATTATTACTCACAATGTTTTGACGATTGACTATTTGCACAAGTCTTAGAAATGATTGATTCGTATAATGTCTACCGTCTTGTTTAAGTTTATTAATTTTGTCTATGATTGAATCGTTATTGTTGAAATAATCCGGTTTATCACTACATATCGCATGTAATTCTGGGTTTAATGGCGCAAATGAATTAAATTTACATAACACGATAAATGCTCTATAAATAGTTTCTTCGGTAAATTCTTCACCTACATTTGCGGGATAAACACGTTTATTGTTTTCACTACAAAATAAAAATGGCGATTTTGTGATTGCGTTAATATCTTCTAATATGTTTGATAATTCTTGAACAATGCGATTATATTCTGTTATTTCTTTATCTTCATTCTCAAAATAGTGTATAATATTATAATTATCTCCTTTCTCATTACAGCACGCATTTTCCAAGAACGGTTCATTAGCACCATTCGTCAATAACAGCATCTTTTTATCTAATATCTTTTGAATCTTTTCTTGTATCCCAAGAGAGAAAAAGATAATTTTTGATTCAATGATAAGCATTTTTTCTCGTTGACTTCCTGCAGCGATTTTAAAATCTTGTAACAAGGTACGCTTAAATTCTTGAGACACATTCTCTAATTTATGTATTTTAAATGGACGTAGTGGGGGTAGAAACGTTGTCCATTTTGTAATACTGTGTTCTTGTGGAATCTCGTCGTTTGGATTTGATAATATGTATTCGTTTTTTTCCCGGAATTTTCGAATAACATCTTGATTTTGTATAAAATAAGTATCTATAAACATTTTTAATTTTTCACTAATAGACTGTTCTTTTTTCTTCATTAATACCGACCACGGATCGGTTGAACTGCGAATTTTATAGGCAATACAAACCAAATAAATCAATCCCGACAGATCCCCAGCACCTTCAAACGGATAGCCGTCAAACGATTTAATGCATCCTGGAAAGGTTTTTCGTGTTTTAACCGACGGAATATTTACTTGAACTCCGATTAAAAACGCACCAAGCGTTAAATACAAAATAGTTTCATTATAAATGACTTTATATGCCGGTAATTCTTTACCTTTTTTAGACATTTCAGCAACTCGTAATTTATATTCGGATTCCGTAGGTAATGCGCCATTTAATGATGATGTAATGATTCTCATCATAAATTCGCGCTGATCTTCTATATTAATTCCCATAAATCCCGACAATGCATAAATAATATTAGACATCATCTTGGATTCAACAGTATCATATTTTATTGTGGTCGATTTTACTGCTGTTGTCAATGCATCGCCCGCATCTTTCTCCATGATCTCACGTGATCGAATTTTACGGCCTTCTTCGTATCCCTCATCAATATCAAAATCTTTATATCGTATAATATATCCACTATATTTATCGACCTCTGCATCACCATCATCACTTAACGCACCATTTTCTTTAATAATTAGATCCATAACATTCGAATAATTGTTTGGATCATTTACAAAACACGTGGCCAAAACATATAAAAACGATGGCAATAATTTTACGGATGTTTGAATACAATATCGCCAATGAATATCTTCCGTTTCGGTCGTTGCTTCTCTAGTAAATTTAGTTGCAAATTGAATAATATCATTTTGTTTTTTAACATAATCCGCTTGACCTAAAACAATATCACGCAATTTAAAAAAGGGAGATACTATGACGTCTACATGTTCATCGTCTGATAAAGTTGTTATGCCTATATTATATTGTTCTTCGTTATATTTAAATGCACCAAGATGTTTTATTTCTGCCAGTTTTTCTGATATTTGTATATAATATTCTACGCGTTGCTTGAGTTTTTGTTCTAATTGGTCTCTTGTTAATTTATAATTATGATCAAATTCGTTTATCATTTCTTTCAGTGCATTTTTTCTAAGATCGGTTTTATTTAAATCGATTGATTGACATACGGCTTGATATTTTTTATCAACTTCTATACAATTTTGTTGGAAATTACACAGTAGACTTTGATTATTTGCCATGATCTCGGGGTCAATTGTTTTGTCGAGTATCCATTGATTATGTTCTCGTTTATAATACATCGATTTCTCGTAGTTTGATATTAATACGGCATAATCGCCATTTATTACTTTTTTAAGACCGGTTATCAATGTTTCGGCCAATCTAGGCGAATCCTTTTCATCGTATTTATATTTTTTATCCGTATATAATTTATTTGTCAAATATTCATAAAATTCACCAGACGATAATTTTATTTGTTCCTTTTGAAAATCATCTAGAATACTATATATTGTATTATCGTATTTTTTATCGAAATATATTGTTCTATCATTATCTCCCGTCAATTCTTCCAACGAACTATATTGTTTGGCTATAATATAGGTTAAACATTTATCCTCGTGTTCTTGTATTTCTTGCTTTTTACTCATTTCCTCCTTTTCATTATTTAATATTTCACCCATGTCTTCGGGCAACATAAGATATAAATGTTCCAATGACGCTTTTGCATTAAATGCACTGCCGAAATCGGTTATTAACATTTTACGGATTAATTCAGACGAGGTTAATGGTAATTGCGACGGATCATATGCGTAAACCGCCTGAAAAATATTTATATTTTTTACAGCTGGATCATTGGACGAATCATTGGACGAATCATTGGACGAATCACTAGACAAGGATGAATTTGATAATTGTCTTTCTTTTATTAAATTGGTTATCGATGTCGCCGAAATGGCATTAGCAGATGATAATCCCATTAAAAGAGATTTAAATTGAGAAAATGTCATATTACGTTTCTTAAAATTTATTTTATATTTTGTGATTTCGGTCCTTAGAAATTTAACAATTTCTAGATATTGCATAAATGTTAAATCACTTATATAAATAAGGAATGGTTCCATATATTTTACCACATCCACCAAGGACAACTTCCCTTTAATATATTTTTTAATTAAATTGAATAATACGCGTGTTTTGGGGATTATAATATTTAAAAACTTATCCGCTATAGCATTATCATCATGATTATTCGATTCTTTCATTTGTTCGGTTTTTGTTAAACTGTAATTTTTAATATTGTTCACATAATTTTCCTCATCGAATTTGAATTCATCTGCTAAATTGTCCACCCCTATTTGTGTTATACGCGTATCATTTTTTAATAATTGCCAGTAATTTAAATGTACTGAATTTAAATTTGATTTTGTTAATATATCTGTTCCCGGAAGATTAATGTGAGAAAAGGTGATGGTTGGTTCGGGTAAGGTGACAATCGATTTTAGTGTCATAGTATCAGAATCTGTTAATTTCACACGGTTCGTAATTAATTTGCTTCCCGATGATTGTGTAATTTGTAACCGCGACAATCCGGTAGTATATTGACACATTAAAAATCGTCGAATATTTATCACCTCTTTTTCAACTGCATTCGAATTGAAATTCTCTAAATTATCAATAATCG